GTGTGATAAAGTTAATAGACCTTGCAGGTTTAATAAAGATATCTGCTCTGAACTCATTACCATCGATGACGGCAGGAGTATTATTCGTTTCATCACAAACTACTTTGAAATCATAGATTCCTCTACGACCTTGAATGTCGCGTAAGAATGGTTCTACAAGATTTCTAAAGTTTGCTCTAGTGAAAGTATCGTTAAATTCGAACAACTGAAATTTTGCGGCAGTTGCAATTGCTTTCTCTAGAATAATGAACAATCTACGAACATTAATTCTATCGAATGCTGATGGTGAAGTTAACATTGTCTTATCACCAAACAAGATAACGCCTTGTCCTGGGAATGAAACAACAGGATTTACTTGCTTCTTATAGAGAGTATCTCTGTCTGCTTTATTTGGTGAGAACGCTAGTTTAACTGCATTTCTAATCTGTCCACGCTGGAATCCAGCAGGTGAGAAGAATGGGTCAGCAACTAAGTCTGTGCGTACACAACATCCAGCAACATCTCCGTTCAATGGAATCCAACGATATACATCACTGTAACGGTCATATTGATATTTCCATCCAGAGTCCAGTACTGCATATGATGAGTTGATGTTTGCAGATGCGTTTCTAAAGTCTACAATATCAGTTGCAGGTGTTGTACTAGTAGCATCAGCAAGTTCTGGTGACAAGAATACCATACAGTCTTTACGAATTTCTGCAACATTGTCTACGACCCACTTAGCAACTGCACCTGATGCAGGTCCAACTGGAATAAGTGAAACGTCATAGAGTTCATCGTTTGCAAAGTGTGTATAAGCAGTCTGTAATTCACCATCTGTTGGTGTATTATCATTTGTACCACCTGATAGTGATGCATAACTAGGACCGCGATTAGTATGAGTAAACGCATTACTCAATAATCCAGTAATAGTGCCGACATCAGCATCGAGGTTTGCAGGATTAGCACCCCACCAGATATATCTAGAATATTGATTGATATGCTCGACATAGTAATTAACGAGTCCATCTGACTTCTTAGCATCTGTTGCTACAGATAGATTTGAGAATTTCTCAAGAACTGTACCTTTAGTGCCGGTGATGTCTCCATCTTCGTCAACTACAATAACGTGAACTTCATCTCCAGAACCACCTCTTGCTGTTGCCTGTGCTGATGTTCCTGGTGCACCATCAAATTCATTATGATAGTACCATTTTACTGTTACGTTAACTGCTACAGATGTACCGTCTACTGCAACAACAAGTCCGTCTGTTGCTGTCTTACCTTTTTGTTGAATAGTAAGTGTACCTGCAACATCTGCAGTTACTTCATACTCTGTAGTATCACCATCAAATACAATAACATCTCCAGTATTGATGTCTGAAGTAGATGCTGGTGTGATTGAAGTTGAACCAACTGCATTAAGTGTAGTAACTGTAGTTACGTTTGTTTGTTCAAAAGAATTAGCATTGATACACATTGAAACTCGTAAAGAATTTCCTAATGTACCAGGATACTTTGCTCCCCAATCGCCGATGCCAGCGGCAACTGCCACTGCACCTAAATTATCATAGTGTGTATCATTTTTAATTAGAAAACCACTACCATCTTCGGTAGCGTTTGTGTTACCAGTTTCCGCTCTAACTACTTGAAGGTTTGAACCATAAGATAAAAAGTTCGCCGCAGTAAAGAAGTATTGATATGTATCAGCATTTGGTTCACCGAAGACGGAAACCAAATCGTTCTCTGAAGATATACTAATTACTTCGTCTACAGGTCCCCACTGGAACGCTCCAGCAAAAGCACCTGGAGAGGTTGCTACCGCTGGCACAACCTGTGTCAAGTCGATTTCTCTGACTAGAACGCCTGGTGAAAGTTGAAATGCCATTTTAATTACTCCCGTATATTTTTTTTAAGTCAAAAGTCATTGTTTATTTCTAGAATATTTATAATATCATAAATCTTCAATTATGAGATTACCACCCATCATCAACAACGACCCACCTATCTCCTTGGTTATCAACAAAACTTTCTTGTGCTTCGTCTAAACCACTACTTATAAACCCAAAGGGGGTTAACTCATCCTCAAGCATTTGCATTTTATCTTTATATAGTTTTTCTCGTATATCATTCTCAGTTAATTCTTTGAAATACGGTTGACCAGATAACCATGCAAACATCACCAAGCACATTGCCAAATCATCATGACTACCTTCTTCTGCTTCGTAAGAACCTTTCTTAGCAACAAATGTTGATAGTTCATTAATTATATCAAAATCTTGTATAGTAAGTTTTCATATTCTACTTCATTATTTAGAATATCCGCGACTTGTTGACCTATATCGTTGACTTCTACTAGAATGTATGCGTTATTATAATGTGTACCCATCTTATTAATAATTGTGGGATACATCATAGGCGTCATCTCATTACTCTTATACTTACATACAACTTTAAAAGGCATCTCAGTCACATCTATGACTACAAATGCGCTGTAGTCGAGTCCTACACCTCTCGCTGTGTCTACACACATAACATATGTTCTGTCTTCTTGTGCTTCTTCGTAGACCGCTAGACCATCTTTATTATAATCTGGCGACTTATAAGATAAATTTCTAAGTGAGTTGGGGTTGATTAGAGTGTTTGATGATCCTAAAAATTCACACTCAAACTCCTGTCTCCACTGTTCTTCTGAAGTATTCTTAATTGTCTCTTCGCGAAACTTAACACCTCGCCCAGGAATATCATTCCATTGAACTTCAATGGGAGCATATGTACTGCGTTTCTCTTCAGCATCTACCCACATCTTATAGAAGTGGTTCATACCATTAGGCGTAGAAACAACCATCACCTTGGTGTTTTTACCAGAGGTGATAGTAGGATATACTGACCGGAAAAACTCTTCTGCTAAGTTAAATGGAACGAATGCAAACTCATCTAAGAAAACTAGATTGTAAGAACCACCACGAACTGCACTAGAAGATGTTGCAGATGCAATAATCCGACTATCATTCTCTAATACAATAGAACCTTTATTCCATTCTTTAATACCTAACTGCATCCATTTAGGTAATGCTTCGTAAGACATGTGAATTTTTGCAAGCAAGTCTCTAGCAAGTGCGCCTTTGTTTGCAAGAATAGCACAGTTTACTGTAGGGTTAAACAATGCATACCACAGAATGTATGAACATACTGTTGTTGACTTACCAGATTGTCTAGGAATTTTACAGATAGAAAATCTGTTCTTATGAAATGTCTTAACCATTTTTCTTTGAAATGGATACATATCAAATGGAACAAAACCCTCATCGAGGTTAACAATCTTAATATAGTTTAGGATAAAGTAATCTGGGTCCTTAGCACACTTCATGTACTCATCAATTTGTTCTGCAGTAAACTCTTGCTGAACATTGACTTTTTTTAGATTAGGATTACCTAAATAAGCATCATTCATTTATAATCTTCTGTAATACAACTTCAAACTGGTCAATCTTTAATGTTCGATTTGGCCAGTAAATATAATCCTTTTCAGGATTTGCTTTCAAATTATTCAAAAGAGGTATAACCGCGTCATGTAGTTTTGATATTTTTGCTTCTAGTTTCTGTACCTCAGCACCAGATGTTGTTGCAGTCTGTGCTAATTGTTGTACTGCTTCTAATTCATTCTCATCTACAGCGGTAAATCCGAAATCAAAATCAGTCATGGTCGATTACCTTTATATCATCTGCGTCACCTTTCATTAGTTTCTGCAACTCTGCAGTTGAACCAATGAACAATGCATTTGTAACATTTTTAGGTGCGTCTTCTTTGTCTACTTTTTTAAGTTCTTTCATGTTCTTTTGTAAACGCATTAAGTCTTGCGTTACGTCACTAACAGTTTTAATTAACTGACCAGCAACTTCATATGAGCGAGGGTTCTCTGCTTCTCTCGCTAAAGATAGAATACCTTCTATAGCAGTATTACCTTTTTCTATAAGTAGATGAAAGTTGTTTCGTGCGTATTCATAGTCTGCATCCATATCTACTTTTGAAGCATCAGGAGCATCAGGCATAGTGGAAGGTAAATGTTTATCGTCTGTTGAAACTAATTCACTTGCAACATCAAATACATCATTCAATCTATCTTCAACTTTTTCTTTACTCATATCAAATCCTACAGTTGTGTGAATCCACTAACTTTTTTCAATGTGATGGTCACTGTACCATCTTCAATAAAAACTCGTAAATCTTTAGTTGGTTCGGCAGAAAGACCTAATTGACCAGTATTAATTAAAGAACCAACACCAGCACCACTAAATGAAAACACAAGAGTTGGATTTGGATCGGTAACTCGATATACTTGTATATCACCTACATTGTTATCATAGTCAATTTGTAAAATGATACATTCTGGATTTTCTGCTGTTTCATCTCTACCTAAAGTATCTACATCCATATCAAAATCTACAGAACCTGGAGTAAAATCTCCAGACACCGCAAATGTTGCTCTGGTCTCTGTTACGTTAAGAATTGTCTTTGTTGCCATAATTTAACTCGCTGGGTTAGTTGTCCATGTTTCACTAAATCCAAAATCATCTTCCACATCTGCAGATGTCGGATTGGGTTCTGTTTCGTATCTAGTATTTACTAAAGTGCTTGTTGGAGCATCTAGATAGTTATCGATTTTCACTTTCTTAATAACGCCTTGCTGATAAACAGGACCATAAAAATTAGTTTTTGTTGTAAAAGTCATAGTATATATGATACTCCTACGAGTAGCAAAATCTCCCTCATAATCATCTTCATATGTTAAACTATCTAAGATTAAAGGAAAGTCATCTTTGATCCCCATCTCAGGAACAGTGTTTATAGTCAATGTATATGCTGGTGTGAAGAACGGTATAATTTGCTCAACAATCTGCAGTGCATCCTCTTGATTTTTTGCCATGATAAACAGTGAGAAAGTAATATTGTAAGGAACAGAAAAATACTGCTTCTTCAATTCTGATGAGTTTGTATCATCAGTTTTTCGCATTACATTTAACTTATTAACTTTTCTCTGACTATCATAATTAAATCCACTAATCTCAAACCCAATTCTAGGTAATGTCAATTGATTTAAATTATCTAAGTTTGGGTTCTCATATAATCTAGCAAGAAATTTCTGTTTAGGACCATATGATAATGGTATCTTCATGGACTGTATAACAGTACTACTAGCATCTTTACGTCTTACATGAATATCATTGAATACACTACCGAACGCAATTACAGTACGTCTAATAGTTTCATGATAAAAATGATTTTGTCCTAACATTATCTCTGTACCTCACCAAATGGATTTGTTGTGCTAAAGTCTATAATATCTTCAGCATTAACGCCAAAGTCATAATTTCTAGCGAGTGGTTCTATAGAAGCACCAATTGATGTTGCGCTAGTTGTATCGGACAACGCATAACTCTCTTGAATAAGTTTATAACCAGTTTCTAATAATAGTTCACCACTACTGTCTTCAAGAGTAATATTATGATTAAATGCGTTTATACTTCTTGTATCTTCTAATGCATCAATTGCGGAGATGCCTGTGCTTATTTCTTCACTACTATAAACAAACTTTTCAACATCAAGTCTATATGTATAAATGTTATTTAACTGATAAAAGATATTTTCATGCTCAACAAATTTGATTTCAAATATACTCTTCGTCATAGGAAAGTATAATAAGTCACCCTCATTAGGACGACCTTCTACGATTAATGAAGCATTATTATCAACATCTGCAGACCAGCGTGACTTTACAACAACAAAACTTGCTCTATCTCTAATTTCAACACCAAACTTAGATAAGAAGTCACCTTCACCTTCAAACCCATCCACACTCTGTAGATACATCTCAATAGGATGTGCAGAAGTGAACTTAGATAACTCATCTTCAGTAAAGATATTATCTACGTTTACAAGTGTTCTTGGAATATAGTACATATCAAAACCATAAATCTTAATCGCTTCTATATAAAGATTTTCGATTAAGGTCTGTTCTAATGAATATCCTGTACTATCTAATCCACCGCCTTGGTCAAAGTGAGCGTTTAATGCCATCGGTTACCCTACCATAAAGTTTACTGGCAATTCATATCGTAAAGACATCTCTTCTTCAATCTTTTCGATTTCTTGTCTTGCTTCTTCCATAATACGAACACCATCTAGGGTGACGCCTCCTGGCATCTGCACACCAGCAAACTTACTTAAATTATTACCCCATTG